CGCAGCAGCAAAGCCGTCATCGCCCAAGCCTTCGCCTTGATGCAGCAATACGTCAGCGACACCGAGATCGCCCGAGTCGCCGGCGCCATGCCCGCCCCGTTCCAAGTCAGCCGCGAGCAGATCCAAGGCCGCTACGACCTGGTCGCCGAATTCGACGTCCGCGACCTCGACGCCGAAGTCCTCGGCAAAAAGCTCGAATACATCGCCAAAGTCGCCGTCCCCCTCGACGTCGCCGGCGTTATTGATCGCGCCGGGTTAGTCAACTTCATCGTCGGGGCCGTAGACCCGAGCCTCGCGTCCATGATCGTGAGAAGCCAAGACGTCGCCACCGCCCAAGAAGCCGAAGACGAGCAGCTCGCCCTGACCAAGATCAGCGCCGGCATCGAACCCCCATTACCCGAACAAGGCGTCAATCCGCAACTCCGCCTCCAAGTCCTCCAAAGCGCCATCCAGGCGAATCCGCAACTCCAGCAGAGATACGCCGGCGACGAAATCTACAAAGGCATGGTCGACGCCAGAGCCCAAGCCCTCAACTTCCAAATGACCCAAATCCAAAACGCCCAAATCGGGAGAACCGGCGCCGTCCCCGCCCTGGCGTCCCAGCCCCAAAGCATGGGCGGAGCCTTCGCGGCGCGTGGGTCAACAGCAACCCCCGCCGCCGCCTAAGTATGAAACTTGAAACTGGAAACTTGAGTAATCGGGTAGGGCGGGGCCTCCGGACCCGCCGCAGCAATTCACTCAGGTCTCAGGTCTCAGCCTTCAGCCCTCTCTTCCAATGAACCCCAACGTCCAAGTCAGAAACATTCCCGGACTGAACATCCCGCAGCATACGACCGTGGAGCTGAGCTACGTCTCGACCACGAACAACCTTTCCAGCGTCGTCTACAAAGAGGGGACCAACACCGTCGCCACGTTGACCTTCACCTATGTCGGCGGCACGCCGTCCTCGGACGACGCCCGCATCGCCACCGTCGTCCGCTCTTAAATCTCAAATTTCTAATTTCCAATGGGCTTCGCTTTCAATCCGCTGACCGGCAACTTCGACCTCAAGGGGTCTGGAGGCGGCGCGTCCTACATCGACGGAGAAGTCGCCACCTACACCGATCTCCCCTTGGACGGATCGGCCGCACTGAACACCGCCTGGCTCGTCCGCGAAGCCAGCGGCACCTGGTTGATCGCCCGCAAACCCGCCGGCATCTACATCCGCACGGCCACGGCAGGAGTCAGCCGCGACGCCGACTGGACGTATGCCGGCATCCTCCCCGACGTCTTCAACGACGCCAACTTCCTCCTCTATGACAACGCGGACAGCTCCAAAAATCTAGCCTTCCAACTCTCCGGCATCAGCGCCAGCACCACCCGCACGCTCACCGTCCCCGATGCCTCGGGAACCATCGCGCTGACTAGCCAGCTCGGCGGCGGCACCAAAACCTACGCCGTCTTCACCGCCAAGCACAACCAGCCCACGGCCACCGCCTTCGCCACGCTCGACACCCGCAACAGCATCGCCGTCCTCGACTTCGACGACGCCACCGACGAAAGCGCCGTCTTCGTCAGCATCATCCCCGAAGCCGCCTCACTCGGCAGCGGCCTCAAAATTCGCCTGCACTGGATGGCAACCACCGCGACCTCTGGCAACGTGGTCTGGGATGTGTCCTTGGAGCGCATGACCACCGACTTGGATTCAGACTCTTTCGACACCATCGCCAGCGGCACCGCAGCAGCCAGCGGCACCAGCGGCATCTTGACCGTGACCGAAATCACCCTCACGACCATCGACTCGGTGACGGCGGGTGACGGCTTCCGCCTCAAGGTGACGCGGGATGCGAACAATGCGAGCGACACCATGACGGGCGATGCGGAGCTTGTCGTCTGCGAAATAAGGAGCGCGGCGTAATCATGGCTTACGCATTCAACGGCACAAATCAGTTTTTAAGCACGGCGTCCGCTCCCGCCAGCGGGACGCCCATGACGCTGGCGTTGTGGGTTCGTCGCAGCAGCACTGCCACCAACCAATCTGTTCTTTCAGTGGGAGACAACGCTGGAACACACCGCAACCAAGTCAATTTGCGAAGCGGCAGCAGTCCAGCATTCGCAGTAGAGGCCATCGCCATCGGGTCCATAACAACTTCCCGCGCCGTGACTGGCTCCGCGACCACAATCAACCAATGGGATCACGCCTGCTGCGTCTACAACTCAGCGACAAGTAGGTTTGCCTACCTCAACGGCTCTGCATCCGCAGAAGACACAACTGATGTCGGCAGTCAAAACGCGGCAACAGGTCTTCAAGTGGCAACGCGGATCGCCAGCAATGCTACCGCTAATTTTACACAAGGGGAAATGGCCGAAGTCGGCATTTGGAACGTCGCCCTAACCGCCGCCGAAGTCGCCTCCCTCGCAGACGGCATGACCTGCGACAAGGTGCGCCCGCAAAGCCTCGTTTTCTACGCCCCGCTCGTCCGCAATCTCCAAGATGTGCGCGGCGGCTTGACCATCACCAACAACAACGCCGCCCCCGTTGTCGCCCATACGAGGGTCTACTCATGAGCCTGTATTACCGCCTCGAAGACCCCACCGACCTCCGCGACTTGGCCGAAGCCATGCCCGCATGGATCGCCGCCGGCAATCCCAAGGCCGCCGCATGGTCGCCCGCACCGCCCAAGCCCAGCGATGATGCCATCTGGAACAACGGCCAATGGCAAACCCCAGCGCCCGCGACCTACACCGCCGAAGAACACCTCAAATCCGTCGGCCTCGGCGGCGAACGCCAGCCCACGTTGCTTTATCTCCGCCAGTCCCTCGCCGCCGCCGGCCAGCAAAGCCCCGAGCTGGACGCCATCGAGCAATACTTGCAGCAGATCCTCTCCATCTTCGCGTCCGATCCGGCGCCCCGCAACGACTGGCCCGCCCCGCCCAGCACCTTCGAAGCCGCCGTCCAGTCCGCCATGCAAACACTAACCAAGGAGGAAACCTGACACCTGAAACCTGAGTAATGGGGTAGGGCGGGGCCTCCGGACCCGCCGCAGCAATATCACTCAAGTCTCAAACTCAAGTCTCAGCCCTTTCTTATGCGCACCGTAACTCTCCAAAGCATCATCCTCCGGGCGTGGCAACGCGTCGGGAATGATGCCAGCACGATCAGCAACGTCCCCTCCGGTGCGCAGACGATGTTGGTCGCCGCGGCGAACGACGCCATCGAGGCCTGCTGGACCTGGGCCGATTGGCCCGAATTGTGCCGCATCGAAGAGCGCACCATCCAGGGCAACGAAACGAACGGCTTCTACATCGACTACGACCAAGGCGGCGGCGAGACCCCGATGGGCGAAGTCTTTGCCATCACTCGGGACAACCCGAACAAAACAGCCTCAGCGAGAGAACTCCAATACAGCCTCCTCGGCGACAGCATCCGCTTCCCCGACGACGCGGAAATCCCCACCACCGCCTGGGTGAGATACCGCCTCCGCCCCGACACCTACACGACGAGCAACCTCACCGCCACCGTCCCCGCCGTCCTAAGCAAAGCCGTCGGCTACCTCCTCACCGCCAGCCTCCTCGAAGAAGACGGCCAGCTCACGAAATCAACCCTCATGGAAGAAAAAGCCATGAATGAATTAGTGACCGAAAGAGATAAATTCTACTTCCAACAAAACCAACCCCAAGCCTGGTCCGCCCGGATCGGACATTACTGACGACCGCCAACTGCCCACTGCCAACTTTCAAACCTTCCCACCTTCACACCTTCACACTCAAACATCATGCACCCTAACGTAAGAACAACCAACCGCCAGAACGGCAGCGTCCTCATCGCCGACACCAACGCCGTCACCGGCGAATTCGTCAGCATCGACAGCCTGGACAACGCCACCAAATTCGAAGTCCTCACCGGCAACAGCACCGGCATCGCCAACGTAACAAGTGGCAGCGCCACCGCCATCCCATCCGGCACCACGATCGACGGCATCTTCACCGCCATCAAACTCCACGCCGGGTCCGTCATCGCCTACCGGAAGTAAAGAAGCATGGAGCATGGAGCAAAGAGCATGGAGCCAAGCCGCTAACTGCCAACTGCCAACTGCCAACTGACGACTTTCTTATGTTTTACCTCCATCACCATTTCACAACGACCGAGAAGGGCGTGATCGGCACCGTGACCAGCATTGGTTCAAGCGTCTTCAGCATGCTGCCCCACCTTGAGACAACCCTACGAGTCGCCGGCCTATGTGTCGGCCTCGCCGTCGGCGTCGTCACCCTAATTTCGGTCCTCCACGACCTCCGCAAAAAGCAACAGAAAGACAAATAATATGCGCAACTGGAAAACAACGACCATCGGAATCTTGACCGCCCTCATCGCCCTGGCGACCGGCGCGAAGGAATTCCTCGCCACCGGCACCATCCCCGACATCGGCCTCATCGCCGCCAGCCTCATGGCTGCATGGGGATTAGTGGTAGCGAAAGACGGCACCGCCCGCCTCTAACACGCGAGTGATTCAGTCTTCAGTCTGCCAACTGCTAACTGCCAACTGAAAACTCCGTCACGCCGATGAAAAGCAAAACCATCAAAGCCATCGCCGCCCTCATCCTGCTCACCGGGTTCGCCCTCATGGGCAGCGGATGCGTGACGGTCGGCTACGACTTCGTGCGCCAACAAGCCACCGTCACCGTCAATCCCCCGCCCAAGGGTCACGCGAAATAACCCATGTGGACCTGGCTCAAGAGAATCTTTGGCAAGAAATCCGACGCTACCCCAGCGCCGGCCTCGCCGAATTTGCCCTCCGCATCCACAACGAGCTTCACCGTCGAGCCACCGCTGACGACCTACGACGAGCGCCGTCTCAGCACGCCGAACAAACAAGCCCACCGCATCAAACCGGAAGCCATCGTCCTGCATCACTCGGACGGCAGCTACCACGGCAGCTGCGCCTGGATCACCAACCCCGCCGCTAAAGTGAGCTACCACGTCCTCATCGCCAGAGACGGCCGCCGCACCGTCTTCGGAAGCGACACCGACCGCTGCTGGCACGCCGGCCGCAGCAACTGGCACGGCCGCCCCGACCTGAATAGCTGGAGCCTCGGCGTCGCCTGGGAAGGCAACACCTACGAAGACCCCCTCGGCGAAGCCGCCATGAACAGCGCCCTCGAATACCTGGTCCCCCGCATGAAGAAGTGGAACATCCCCCTAAACCTCGTCCTCACCCACCAACAAGTCGCCCCAACCCGCAAAACCGACATCAGCCCCGGCGACGCCGCCCGCTTTAAGAGCAGACTCCGTTCTGCCCTGACGCCTGCTAACTGACGACTGCCAACTTCCCCATGTCCCTCGAATCTCCAGTCCAGCGCGACGGCGACAACGGCTTCATCGGCTTCGCCAGCCGCTTGAACCCGCTGACGTTACCGGCAGGCATGCTGCAAGACAGCGTTAACATGCGCCTCGAGCGCGGCACGGCGCAGACCCGCAAGGGCGCCAAGCGTCTCGCCGATGCCATCTCCACGGCGGACGAACCGCTCACGCTTTCCTTCAACCTCGCCGTGGACCGAGCGATCAATACGATCACCTTCAGCAGCACGACCGCCACCGTGACCACGGCGTCCGCTCACGGCTACACCAACGGCCAGACCGTGAACATTCGCGGCGCCACCGGCGCGGACGCTGCCCGCTACAACGGCGACTTCGCCATCGCGGGCGCCAGCGGCAGCACCTTCACCTACACCATGACCGGCACCCCAGCGGCCAACGCCACCGGCACACTGCTTGCCAACGCGGGGCCGCTCGTCAAGACCACTTACGGCGGCGGAATCTTCGGCGCCGGAGTCTTCGCCAGCCGCAACTACGACAACGCGAACGAATACGTTGTCATGGCCGGACCCAGCAGCGCCTTCCTCTGGCGCAACACCTCGCCGACCGACACCGTTGTCACGGTCGGCTATCCCAGCTCGCCGGATGAAACGATCGACCCGCAAGACAACGTCAGCATCGTCCAAGCCTACGACCGCTTGTATATCCTGCGCGAAGCACCGATTGACCCGGCCACGACTTTCAAGCAGCAGTTCACCAACGCCAGCGGGATCACGGTTTCGTCCACCACGGCAACGGTCAACGTCAACACGCACGGTCTAAGTGCCGGCCAGCGTGTCCGCATCGAGGGGAGCACGGTCGCCGCGTTCGACGGCCATGAGTTTGACATCTTGGCCACGAACCTAAACACCAACTCTTTTGAGATCACCGTTCCAAGCCTCACGGCCAACGCCGCCGTTGCCAATATCCGCGTCCGCCGGGTCAA